CCGTAATTGCACCGTGGGCCGCATCAGTAACAGTAACTGTAGTACTTAAATTAGTTGTAGCGAACGGATTGCTCAGAATGGCTGATGCCCGAATAGGCGTAATGTCGTTGTACTGACCACCCAGTTCAAGGTAAAACTTAAGGTTAGTGCCTACACCAATCAGGTTTAGGTTATCTAAGGTGATCCAGTTCCACAATGACCGGCACAGACCTTGGAATGTAGACACAGAAATACGCGCCCAGCCACCGATTTTTTCAGGTGTACCTTGACGGAACCGTACTTTGTCAGACTCATACCACCCACCTTCGTTGGTGTAACGGGTGTTCTCCCGGTTAACGCCCGGCTTTAATGCAAGTTTTTTAAGCGCCATGAGCTACCCTTATTTACTGGCAACGCCTTTGGTCTTCTCAAAAGAACGCATACCGGCAATGCCCAAGATGCCTGATAATATCACCCAAAGTTGGTCTGCGTCTAGTACTGGCGGAGGCTCCATACCTGCCGAAATCCAACCCATAGCCTGCAAGTATTTCCAACACCATTGGAACAGCGGATACAGCAAAAATTGATACGCCATAGCAGCTACACCAATCCACCCAATTGCTGGTCTCCAACCGGAAACAAACACGCTAGACGAGGCGGCTTCAATTTTGTTAACTTCAATCTGCGCCAAGTCAGTCGCTTGGTCAATACGCTTTTCTTCAAGATCAAGCTTACGTTGCTCAATCTCCATCTCCATTTTTTCTTTGTCAGTGGTGATTAGGTCGCCTGCAACTTTGCCCACGGCTTCAATGATTGATCCAACGGCTAGTAAGCTCATGCTAGACCTTTCAATGTCCGGTTAATCCAACCTTTGAGAAACTTGACCTGCACGGGATTCTTGTTGCATATCTCAACATATCTGGCAATTTTAGCCAAAGCGTAAGACTCCTTAAACCGCTGTCCGTCTGTAATTTGGTTAAGTTTCTCAATGGTCTTAGCACCAATTCCACCGTCTGGCGTAGCACCCACAACCAACTGAGCCAGCTTAACCGCCATCCCCATACCAGCATTTACGCCAAAGTTAAAGATAGAGTTGGCTACATCTTGGTTTGAAATCTCGTTGCCGCGCATCTTGTCCCAGAACTCAATACGGTAGAACTCACGCACCATAGGCGTAAGAGACCCGCCAAACTCTTTCTTATCAACAAGCGCCCAGCCATTCCACTGTGGGTTTTTGTTACGGGCAATACCTGCGTAGGTCATCCCACCTGTATCACCGGGCACTTCATGGAGAACGTAGCCGCCCTCATCTCTAATCATTTGTTCAAAAGCTGGTTCAAACTGAGCCATTTTCATCCTTTTGGCAGGATGGTTTTGGGGTTGGTTTCTTCTCGTCGTCTTGGTTCAGTTTGATACCAGACAGGAACCCAATCATGCCGCCGATAAGAGTAGAAAACGCGGGTGAAATCATCTTGAAGATCTCTGCGTTGTCCACTTCCTTTGCCCACAGACCAAGCATAAAGGCGATTACCATAGCCAAGACGGAGATGCAAAGGGTGGTGCTCACCATGAACGTGACCCAGAACGTCAGTCTTTCCTTTGTGCTTTCCATAATTCACCTCTACACCAATACATCCAATTTACGGTTAGTAAAAATCTCAAGGTTGAGTTGATTGCGCTCTGCCTTCTTCACATACAACTCAAACTCAAGATCATCTATCTTGTCCTTCACTTTCTTCATTTTCAGCGCTTGTTTGTATTCTTCTTCAAGTCGCTCAGTTCTGCGTTCTAACGCATCTGTCTTAGTTGGATAGTCGGCTACCCCAAGCATGGGATACCACTTGTGTATGGGCGGAATCATTTCTTTTCACGTTTAACCGCTTCTTCATAACCATGCAAAATTAACGCTCTTGTTTCTGCCGAGTCTGCTGTGCCCGCCCACATGGGCAGGTTGTTCCATATCACTACGTAATCTTCTGCCTTGCAATGTGGTGCATTGTTTTTCAGCCATGCAATCATTTGCTGATGGCGCTCGGATGGGTTGTGGATGGTGTATCCAATCCCATAGAACTCGCGCACATGACAGCCATTCTTGGCTACGGCTCCCACTAGCCCCAACAGTAACAACAGAAGGAGCCAGCGCATAGACCATTAGGGTGACTCAGGCCAAGTCATTGTCCAAGGGAAACCTGCCTGACCGGTGATGTCACGGAGTTGCTGGCGGTATGTAGCCCATGCAGGTTTATCTGCAGTGCTGTCGGCAATCTGTGTCCAGTCGCAGTCTTTCAGTTTTTCTGTACGTGATCTGCGTACATTAGCGGCTTGCTCTGCGTCTTTCATTGCCTTGTATGCAGTTTCCTGCTCGGCGGCTGTCTGGGCAGGCTGGCCTTCTGATGCGGCGCGGTCTGTGAACACTGGGCCAAGGATGTACTTTGTGTACCACTTGCCGTCAATCTGCTCTACGCCTGAACGTTGGCTGTACTGATATACCGTACCGCCTGTAGCCTGTGGGCCTTCAAACACAATGTCACCAGCGGGGTCGCTGATGTAGCTGTCAAGCCACTCTTGTGTTACTGGGCGGGGTGGCAAGTTCTGAGCGAAGCGAGTACGGAACTCACTCTCATACATAACTTCACCTGTTGAACGTAAACGAATTTCCATGATGTGCTCCTTTTAAGCAATTGCGAGAAATAAATATGTACCGCCTGATGCGTTAATGGCGGCGGCTATACTGACAATTTGAAACCCAGTTGAAGCCGTGTAAATGCTATTAACGTTAACTTCAGCAGCGGCGCTGTTAAGTTGCAATGATGGATCAGTACCAGACACCATTCCACGAGCCGTATCCCAGACGTACCAGTCGCCTGTTGAATCAGTACGTTTGACTAGAACAAACCTTGCCCCACCTGTAAATCCGCAGTCAATCGTCTGAGTTGCGCCTGTGCCTGTATATGAGCCTACTTTAGAAATACCTGCACAAGTTGCAAATAGGTACTGCACATATTGGGAACTTGCATTTAAATACCCAGCACTAAATGTTACTGTTGTTGAACTTGGTGTACAAGCAAGGCTACCGGCTGAAGTAGAATTAGCCGTTGTATCTAAAACCAAATAATTAGTTGAACCTATTAAATCACTATTAACAATCCAAAACTGAGATGTACCACTTCTTAGTTTGGTTATAACCAACTGTGGCGTTACGCCAAGATTGTGGGTTACGGTTATGGTTCCGCTAGACGGTGTGGTAAAACAAACCTCATCAAAAAAGCCGGGGGCGCGTCTCATACACCAATCAATGTATGGTGTTCCATTACTAATACGGTAAGTTGGGACAACAATATTAGTTTGGTTGTCAAACTGCACTCCTATTGAACCATTATTTGCTTCTGCGCTTGTAGAATTTGAATACAAGTCAATACCTGTGCCTCGTAATCTGTCGTTCCATGTAGGTGAATCCCCCGCGCCATTCCTATTCATGTTAATAGAAAGATCAGTAGGGAAACCAACAGGATATGTTCGTGTTGATCCATTGCCCGTGTAAGCTACAGGTGTAAACACACTAGTCCCCACAGTTGGGGTCTTCATTGGGCCACGGCGGATGGCTATGTAGATGTAGGCATACCCATTTTCATTTAAATTACTAGTGCCCGGAACGTTAAACCCAGTTGATGTTAGCGTCACGGCATACGCAGAATTAGCAACTTCTGCGCCGGTAGTATTTGCAAATAAATATGACGCGCTTGGTGGCACATTGGCGGTTAAGCCACGCATATTGTCAAACATATACCAACCATCAGCACCATTGGTTCGCTTGACCATAACCCATTGAGGCTCATACCCAAGATTAACAACAGTTCCCGGATTTGTGCCTGTAGTAGTAAAAGACCCACACGAAATACCATTGGTTGAGCCACCACCAGAAACAGGGAAGCCTCCTGCGTCATGGGCGAATAGGTAGGCTACGTAAGTTTCACCATTAAGGTTTGGATATGCACCCGGCGATGTAAACAGCCCTGCTGTGTTAAATGTTGTGGACGTTGGAAAACTCCCCAAAGCGCCGCTGTAACTTGCTGCCGCAGTAGTATTTAAAGAAAGGCCGGTTGCATATGTAATAGCAGACTCTGGACTAGCTGCCCCACCAGTTCTAGCACAAACAGCCCAATCTTGTACAGCAGATACGCATTTGCAAATAATAAACCCCGGTGTTGCGCCAAGGTTGTGGCTAATTGTTTGCCCCGCACCGCTTCCGTTTCCAGTGTAAGTGACAACATCAAAAAACTTTGATTGCTGCCTAAATGTCCATGAAGCATAGGGGTTTGTATTTGTGTTCCAGCCAAGATAGCTGTTATTCATTGAAAAACCGCTAGACCCAAAAACAAAATTTGTACCGGGCAGTGTTTGAGTTGCAGCAGTGCTGTCAGTCATCAAATAATTATTTGCACCCCTGTCCGTATCTTGCAGAATGTGATTCCCGCTGCTACGACCTTTTAACCAAACTAACCCACCATTGCCGGACAAATCAACGCTATTGGTAATGGTCTGTGCGCCACCATTACCTGTGTACAAAAACGTACTAAAAATATCTTCAATAAAAATAGGTGGGCTGGGCCAAGTACCGGCTTTCTGAGCTTGCTGTTGTTGGTCAAGCGTCCAGATACCAGAAGCCGCCGTTGTTGTTGGCGCTACTGGGGATTTTGTGATGAAACCGCCCGTGTACTTCGTGCTCATGTTTTGTCCTTAAGCGATTGCCAAGAAGATAAATGTGCCACCGTTTGCATTGATGGCGGCTGGCGCAGTTGAGCTAATCTCAAACCCTGCGTTGTATGTGTCAACGTAGTCAGTACCCGTGACTTCAGCGGCTGTGCTGTTTAGTAAAAGGTAGGGGTCATTACCTGCAACGATTCCCCTTGCGCTGTCCCAGACATACCAGTCGCCTGTACTGCCGCTATCAGTGCGCTTGATGAGTACAAACCTTGCCCCTGCTGTAAAACCACAATCAATTTGAAGTGTCGTTCCTGTACCTGTGTACGAGCCTACTTTGGAAACACCAGCGCAGGTTGCAAAAAGATAGGCAACGTAGGTGTAGCCTGAACCGCTACTGTAAGGTGTTGTTCCAGAAAATTTTCCAACACTAAACACAGAAGATGTTGGCGTAGTGTCATTCCAACGTAGTCCTGCATTATCTGCCTCAAAAGTTGAATTTAAAGCTAACCATTTATTGTTACCTAGGGGAGCAGCGTATACCATCCAGCTTTCTGCATTATTTCTTGACTTTAGAATAATAAGCTCAGGCACTGCCGCCAAGTTATGGCTTACAGTCATTGCAGCCCCTGTCCCTGTATAGCAAACCACATCATGAAAGCCGGGGGCACGCCCAAAGTTCCAAGTAATAATTGGACTACCACTATTAAGTGAAGGAACTTGAAATCCCGTATTACCCCAATTTCGAGTTA